AACTGGTCCCGCAACTGGTCCCGCAACTGGCCCCACAACTGGCCCCCCAACTGGCCCCCCAACTGGTCCCGCAACTGGTCCCCATGGCCCGCGCGCATCAGCCCTCGGGCCATCAGACACTGCATCGGACTTTGCAGGATGATCGTGTATTTTGGAGCAGCCAGGCCGGCCGTCGTGTATAAGCGCGCAACAGCCGCCCGCGCCTCTCCCTCGTCGATCCGATCGGTGCGCAGCGCATCACGCCGCTGCGCCTCCCGATAGTCCCGCATCGCCTGCCATTGCTCTGCGCTGAGAGTTTCGATGCGTGCCATCAGTCCGCCACCCTCCGCGCTTCGCCAGCGTCGAACTCTTGCTGGCCGCCGACGTAGTAGCGCCCCGGAGGGATGCGGATCGCGTCGTGCTCGTCGTGCCGAAGGACAACCGGACCGCCCTCGACCTCGAGGATGCCAATAGCAAGCCGATCAGTTGTGAGCTCGCCGGCGCGGATCAGCGCTCGCACGGCGTCCGGTGATCTGTAGAGCTTTGCGGTGGCAACCGGAGCCATCGCCTCCATGTCGCGAGCCAAGCCGTCATCGCGAAACGCGGTGGGCTGCGGCACGAGCCGGATCGCGTGATGATGTCCGGTTACCTCTCCTTCCGCGAGGATCAGGCGGCTGTCGCGCGGCACGATCTCGTCACTGCGATCGATCTCGATGTTGTCCGGGATGCGGAACAAGATCACGTCGCCCTGCAGGGCGTCGCCCTTCGCGGGATTCCAGGTCTTCGCTTTGTTGCGATTCATGTTGCCCCCTTGGGAGAGTTGGTCACCGGGACGACTGACGGGCTGGGGATTTGTCAGTCTGTCGAGAGTTGCCAGCCGTCCCGGTTGGTCACCTGCTTGTCCGCGTTGCTGGCGCTTAGGGGGCGCTGGCTAGCGGGGCGGCGGGTGATGGGGCAAATCTATATAACGAACTGTGATACGTCAATGACAAAAATAACACGATGTTATTTTTTACACCGGACCGTTGCTCGTGATGCGATATTGCAACGGTGAGCATATTACCGCTTGCGCGCCTCCGGCAACGCGGCTTAACCTTCGATAGTCAGTGGGGTGATGGGAGCCTAGACAGGCTTCTTCCGAAGCTCGCGGAGCTTCTTCGTAATGCGGTCCGGAAGGCCGCTCGGGTCGCCCCGATAGAGCCAGTCGAGCGTCAGCATATAGCGCTCACACAGTAGTAGGGCGGCCGGTAATGTCAGTAAGCGTTTACCCGTCTCATAGGGATTGTATCGCGGCTGCGACAAGCCCGCCTCTTCAGCGAACTCCTCCTGCCCCAGACCTATGGCCAGACGGCTGCGCTCGAGCCGTCGCGCGACGTCCCGTTCCAAGTCGCCCGTGTCCTCCGGATCGATTGCCATAGCTGCCGCGTGTTAGGGGGTCCGTCTGAGGTCGGCAATAAATCACGGAACGTTATCCCCGTCCAATAACAGTCGTGCTACTTGCGCCATATAACAGCGCGTGATAAGAATTGCGTCATGAAATACGACATTGAGAGCATCGCCGATCTGATTGCCGCGCTCGGCGGCCCGTCCTCTGTCGGAGAGTGGCTGGGCATCACGCAAGAGGCTGTCAGCAACTGGAAGGCGCGGGACTACATTCCGCCCGGCTGGCACCTGAAGCTTCTCGTGGCGGTTAACCGCCAGGGCAAGACTGTCGACCCATCACTATTCGATCTCGATGCCGACGACGTGCCCTTTCTGAGCGCGGCCGTCGCTTGAGTTGCGCCTAGTTCCGCGTCGTTCACGCGAGTTCACCAGCGTTCCAGTTGAGTTCCAGTGAGTTTCGCAGGCGTTACCGCCTGACGGACATGGAGGTCGTGCGGCCTGTCTAGGTCGGGCCAGAGCGACCGCTATGCCCATGTCCGTCACGCCGTGAAGCTTTCCGAGGGGGTGAAGCAAGGGCAGCTCGGTGTCCTTGGTTGCAAAAGCCCGGCAGGGGCCCCTCACAGCCTTTCTCCGCCCTGCCGGGCGGCCGATGCATGCAAACAAATCGGCCCCGCTCTCGGGGCAATGAGAGCAGGGCCATATTTCGCAACGCTGAACGAACCGGAACAGCAACCAACCAGCTACAGAGGTACTGTCCGAATGATTGATACTATAGCGCCACACTCTGGCAGAATTTTGGCGGGGCGGCAATGAAAACCAACCCATGGTTCCGCCTCTACCATGAATTCGCGACCGACCCGAAAGTGCAGATGCTGAACGAAGCGGATCAGCGTCGCTATCTCATGGTGCTTTGCCTCCGATGCCGTAACGGCGATGTAACGTTACACGATGACGAAGTGGCGTTTCAGTTGCGCATTTCATGCGAAGAATGGAGCGCCACAAAAGCCCGGCTTATCGAGCGAGGGCTGATCTGCGACGGTAATAAGCCAGTCGCATGGGAAAAGCGGCAATACGCGTCAGACCGTTCAAATGACAGGGTTTCTCGGCACAGGGCCAAGAAGAAACTCGAAGCGCAACGAGCATGTAACGTTACAGTAGCGGCACCAGAGTCAGACGCAGATACAGAAGCAGAAGAACAGTCCGTCAGTCATACACCAGAACCTGCGCGCGCGAATGGACAGACAGACGATCCGAATTTCGAGAAGTGCAAGCTGGCCTTCAACGGATCGACCAGTCGCCTCATCGACGAGCTGAAAAATTCCGAAGGCCCGTACGGCACCAAGGCCCGCGCAGCCGAGTGGCTTGCCGACACGCTCGATGATTTCGGCGCCGCCGCCATTCTCGACGCATTCAAATTCCTCGAGCGCTGCCGCGACCAGGGGCAGGCCATTCGCGACCCGAAGGCCTTCCTGACCAAGAACGCGCAGCGTCACGTCGAGAACCGGGCCGCGAAGAAGGCTGCCGAAGCCGACAAGGCGAAGCGTATACCAAAGGGTTTCAATCGCATGACGGGGGAGATCGTCTATGCGTGAATCATTGACCTTGCTGCTGGTCGATAGCGATGCGGACGCGGCAGAGGCGCGCGAAGCCGGCTTCAAGTCAGTTCGCGTCGCGAAGCGCGAGGAGGCCGTCTGTGCGATCATTGATGGCGAGGCGGTTACTGATCCGACGATTGAGGTGTTCGACAACGTCGTGATCGCAGTCCGCGACCCGGATCTTCGGGATGGTTTGGCCGTCCGCATCGGCGACACCAAATGCCGTTGGGCCGATCTTCCCGTGTTTGCCGACGCTACGACGATCCGGACCGCAGTAGCTGGCGCGCGTCCATTATGGATCGATGAGGTGTGCCTGATGTCGGACATCCCCGACAGCGGACCTCAGAAGACCTACGAGACCGGATTCCATTTGCTGGATGAATGGGGCTTCCGGCTGGTTCGCCCGGCTTTTATGCCGATCATTGGCCCATATGGGTCGGGCAAGTCGGTCTTGATGCGCCAACTCGCCTGCAATCTCTACCGCCTGCACGGTTGGCGATGCCTCATCACGAGCTTCGAAGAGAAGGTTAAGCCCCGCTACCAACGCGACTTGCGGGCTCATCTGATCGGCGAGGAGGGTTTTGATAACTACGGCGTTCTGCGGTGGACACCGAAACACCCGAGCCTCTGGACGGAAGACGACGTTGCCGCCGCCGATCAGCGCATCGAGGATGGGTTCCGGTTTCTCCGGCGCAAGCGCAACACGTCACTCGACTCCGGACGACTCATGGATCGCATCGAGTATGCAGTCCGCGTCTATGGGTGCGAGGTCGTGATCATCGATCCGGTAAACGAGATCGACCACCAAGTGCCGAAGGGCGTGTCCAAGACGGACTACATGGGCAGCTTCATGATGGGGCTGAAGCAGCTCGCGGATGATTACGGGCTGTTGATGATCGTTTGTGCGCACCCTCCAAAGGACGGCACTCAAAAACGCAGCGCTAAGCAAATCCTGACGCTGAACGACGGCGCCGACACGGCACACTACGGCAACAAGGCCGACATCGGCTGGTGCGTGTGGAGGCCTGGAACGGATGAGTACGCGCCGACCTATCTGAACATCGACAAACTCAAGGATCACGACGTCATGGGGCGCCCAACTCTTGCGAAGCTCTCTCTCGATAGGGGGCTTGGGCGCTTCTCAGTCGTGCGCATTGGATACGAGGAGGTTGTTGCGGAAATCGTCGGGGGGAATGGCGGCGATGCTTAATCAGGGTGTGCAATATCTATGGGTCTACGAGTGGACCGGCGATGGTCACTGCTTGGCCGCGGCAGAGTTTGTCCAGGGTGAGACGCCTAAGTGCATCGACGCTTCGGAGTTCGACGTGTCGCCTGATCTGAACATGGGTATCCCCGTGTTCCGCCGTACGGACCATGGCCTTGCACAGTATTTCAGATTTGAAAGGCGGTCCGCATGACCCGCCGCGACGATCAGTTCACCCTCTCCGGCGAGACGTTCACGAGAACCTGGGTCGGTGACAACTCCGGCCGGTACGAATGGAGCTCGAGCGACGGACGCCTCGTCGTCTGGCGTGAGGGCCGCGAATACAGGGCGACGTTGGACACTTATCCGAGCACGAAAGCATGGCTGACGCTCACGGCAGCAATGGCGGCGAGCATCATGTCGAGAGAGAAATACGATCAACGGAGGGCAGCGTGAAATACGCGGTTGGGGAGATTCATGAAAGATGGACTCCGTTTATCCTGGAGGACAGGGACATCCCGGACCCATCGCCAGACGGTTTCGGCGTAGTCAGGATTAAGAGTTGGCGTCCAGGGGTCCGGAACGAGCAGACGGCGCCCGACGACTTCGAAGCGATATGGGATGGTGAGGGGCTCGAGTTGCGGCGCATCGTTGCTGTCGTGACAATCGACGGTGGGGGCGTGCGCATCCTCTATCGGAGGTCGTTTCGCAAGCCTGACGGTACGGTGTTCGGCAAGCCCAAGGTTCGGATGACAACTCCGTCTGCGTTCACGGCGTGGGCTCGCGGCAGCAACATGGGGCTTTGGCGCGACCTCCAGAACCGCCGAGAATATTTGGCGTCCCAAAATACCGAGCCGGTTGCTATTGCCCAGGGCGAACGGAGGGCGGCATGAGTGATCCCGTCGCCGAGTTTATCGCCAAGAGAGATGCGGCAATTCTAGACGGCAGCGCGATCTGCGAAATATGCGGGCAAGTCGAGGGGTGGGTACACGACCACAAGCCGGATCAGTCCGGTCTCGATGATGGACCGTATCTGCGAGGACATGCGCCAAGAAAGAAACCTATACCGAGGCCCGCCGATGAAATTTCGCTCATCCGTAAGCAAGCGTGGGCCACACGCCGGGCGAAGTATGGCCCGTACGGTCATAGATGATCGGAGGGCCGCATGAACCGCCTTCTCACCTGGGTCGACGAACAGTTGATTGACCTAGCCGTGATGATTGCAGCGTTTTTCAGGGGATTTTCAGAGGGGATGCGGAAGTGACCACCTGGGTTTTGTTTCTCACTCTCGCCAACGGCGACACTGGCGCCATAGAGACGAGCCAATACGTCTGCGAGAAGACGGCTATTGCGGTCTCTATTGGCGACAAGGTTGAGGCGGATGTCTACGGGACGCTTGTCCGTGTCGAGCGTGCTGCCTGTCATGGGCCGGCAGAGGTCAACCCTTGTGAGCTCGGGGAGACGTCGTGATCGCAGCGCTCTACGTTGAGACGGGAGGCTGTTATTTCGGTCTCGACGGTGTGGACCCATGGGACGAGGCGCGTGACGCCAGGCGCTATGCCGGGCCGTGGCCGGTGGTGGCACACCCGCCGTGCGAGCGTTGGGGCAGGTACTGGAACGGCGGCCCGTCTGCTCGCGTGAAGCGCCTGAAGGGTGACGACAATGGTTGCTTCAGAGCGGCACTCGCTGCGGTGCGTCGGTTCGGAGGCATCCTCGAGCATCCCGAAGCATCGGCCGCCTGGTCAGCGCATGAACTCATCGAGCCGCCGATACATGGCGGGTGGGTCGTCGCAGACTGGCAAGGCGGCTGGACGTGCTGCGTGGAGCAAGGATCGTATGGGCATAGAGCTCGCAAGGCGACTTGGCTTTATGCCTGCCACGTCGATTTGCCATCGTTGAAATGGGGGCGTGCTGAGGGCGACTTCGTGCGTCTCGATGAGGGGTTTAACAGCATCGAAGAGCGGCGCCGGGCCATCAAGACAGGCGCTTGCCAGCGCCTGTCCGCAAAGCAGCGGCGAGCCACCCCTCTTCCCTTCCGCGACCTTCTCATTTCAATCGCTCGCAGTGCGCGTCCGGCAGAAGGGATTGCCGCATGAACCTCTCCATGCCTCCCATCGTATCGCAAATCTTCGCGCTCATCACTCAACTTGTTGGATACGGTTTGCTGCTGTTGCTGGCGGCTGCTGTCCTGGCCCGCTTCGGTTTCCGCATCCCCTACGTTCCTGCGGGTGATGTGACCGGGCTCACATGGCTATGCGGAGCGTGGTGGCTCTGGCGTGGTGGCAATTTATGACCCCCGAGGAAATCCATCGCCGCATCGACTTCATGCGCTCGATAGATCGCGAACACGTTCACCTTCCCATATCCGTTGTGGAGAAACTCATGGGCACCGCCATCGGCAAGGCGACAGTAAAGGACGGTAAGCTCACTCCTGTCCGTAAGGGCTCTCCTATTCAGAAAGCCGCCACGAGAAAGAAACAGGCCCGCAAGGTCGCAGGTCTCAAAGCCAACCGCGCCTCTGTAAAGGCAAAAAAGGGATAGCATGGGCACCTGGAACATACTCAGGGTCGTAGGCCAGCGCGAGCGTTGGGTCTCTGCGGAACTCCGTCGCGGTCTAGGTCTCCTGACTTACGTCCCGATAGAGCGCAACAAGATCACCCGGCGGGGCAGGACAATCGAGGTTCCTCGCCCTCTGATGCCGTCCTACGTATTCGTCGGCGGCGTCACGGATAGCGTTCAAGCTGATGTTGGAGCGGTGCGCCACGTCATCTCGTTTCTGAGGCTGGACGGGGATGCCCGCCTGGCTGCTGTGACTGATGCCGAGATCGAGCGCATTCGCTCTCTCGAGCACCAGTACAACAAGGCCCTGCATGACCGTCGGACGTTCCGGAAGGGCGATCGCGTTCGCGTTCAGGACGGCCCGTTCGCGTCCATGGACGTTCTGTTGCGTTCACTGCGTGGATCACAGGCAACGATAGAGATTCAGATGCTCGGATCGGTGCGTGAAGCGAAGGTATCGACGGATCAATTGGAGAAGGTCGCATGACATGCCGTTCCGTCGATTTCCGCCGTGAACTGGGGCCGTAAACTCTCATGAACACGCGTGATCTGGTATGATCGCGCACGAAAAAGCCCCGGTGCGATGAACACCGGGGCGCTTTAGTCAGACTGTGAACTTCGTCATGCGGCCCGCCGCCAGACTGACGCCGTGCTCTTCGGAAGGTACGGGAACCGTCCCAGCATCTCCCTCTGCGTCGGGATGCGACCGTTCTCGGCCTTGAAGGCTGCGGCCCATCTCTTTTCGATGTCAGTCTCGACGGGCACCGGCATCAGGTCGGAGTCCTTGAACTCGGGCTCCGGCGGGACCATCGGCTTCGGCGCCGGCTTGTGGGCCAAACCGAGGTGGAGGAAGGTCACCGTGCCCAGCTCCGAAATCAACACGACCACAAAAGGCATGTTCAGGCTCAGCCATTCGTCTGTAACGGTGATGCCCCAGCTTGAGAGCACCTTGGCTGCATGAGCATAGCCGTTGACGCGAAGGGCAGGGAGGCTTGCCAGCTTGGCGTTGTGACCAGCGATTGCCGCGGTATAGACCTCGACCGTTGCCCTGACACCACGACAGCGCTTGCCGGCGCCACTTGCGCACTCGACAGAGAGATTCTTGTTGGCTTCCGCCAGCATCGCCTCGGACTTCGCGAGAAGGGCTTCCTCGCGCTCCCTGGCGCCGTTGGCGGCCTTGATGGCAGAGACCTTGTTGCCGGCGACCTCGGCGTTACGCGCCCCACTCGTGACCGTGATGTACAACGTGGCTGCGATCGCGAGTAGAACGAGCCCTATACCGGGCAGGATCGTGGCCCGCGACTTGAGCGACGGGATTGCCATGTGGCCTGCGGCAATGGCGGCCACGAGGGCGGCAACCGTTTGCAGATGCCCCGTCGAGATGCTGGCGCCGTGGAACACGTCTTCAAACAGCACGAATCCCGTCACGCCCGCGAAGAAAGCTCCGAGCCCGATTGCGGGATAGGAGCGGATTACAGTATGTGTATTCATGGGTCTTGGCCTTCCCTCATAAGGTTGAGATCAAGGGCCGCTTCGGTGCGTCCAACACCGTTGCGGCCCGTCCTGCACTGCGCAGGAAAAGAGCGCCCGGAGGCGCCTAGTTGCTGCACAGAAGGTGGAGAGTCCTTCTACTGCCTTCGCCTCCCGTGGCCTTTCGGCTGGGAGGCGTTGGTGCTAGTTGTCGAAAGTCCCGACTGGCGCGTGGTAGTAGCCCTCGGGACGCCTTGGCATGACCACGCGAACCTTGCGTTCCTGCTGACCGTGGCGGTAGCCATCCATATAATCCCGGTCGTTGCTCGCTGGGTTCGTGCCCAGGCACCCATCGATCGCGCCTTTATTCCAACGATCAATTCTCGCGTCGTGGTCGTTAGTCATCGTGATGTCTCCCTGTTTCTTCTACTGCCTCCGCCTCCCGCGGCCTTTCGGCTGGGAGGCGTTGGCGTGCCCGTGTGAGGGCGGTTACTCGTCAGGCAAGATGTTTTCCGGGACGGGTCGCGCCGGGCGCTCCAGCGTCCACCCCTTCCACGATCCCACCTTGCGTGGTGATGATCCGGTGAGCCATGCCTGCACCTTCTTGAGGCCCGTGTAGGCAAGGTCTGCGCGGCCGTCCGGCAGCAAGTCGGCATGATCCCGCAGCCATTTTGCGAGGTTGACGACCTCGTATCGATCGCCGTCCGGCGAGACGACCCACCAGCGTTTGGCCTCCTGATTGGTCTCAAACGGGCCTGCAATCGGGGACTGCTGAGCCGCCGGGGTGCCGCCTCTCAGGTTGCCGGTTCGTGCGGCCGCGGAGCGTGCGTTGGCGCGACCGGCGTCGGACCACGAATTGCTGACGCCCACATGGGCGCGACGGCGATGCTCGATCGAGCACGACTTGCTGCACGTCACCGTCTTGCTGCTGGGCGACGCTGGAAACGGCTCCGCGCATACGGCGCACCAGCGCTGGCCGTCCGGAGGCGCGGGGGCGAGTCTTGCCGCCTGCCACGCGTTGCTGATAACGACATTATGATAGGCAGCGATCTCGTTATATTGCCATCCGCGCTCGCGCAAGGTGCGCGCGGATCTCCACCACGCAACGTAACGAGCACCTGTTGGCCTGGGGTCGCGCTCGCCAATTTTTTTGGTTTGATGGTAGCGCTTGAGACGGGCGGCATTACTTGACTGCCGCTCGCGCGGATTAAACAGTTTGCCGACCGCGTGATAGCTGACGCCACACAGGCGAGCGATCTCGTTGTACGTCATGCCTCTCTCGCGCAGCCGGCGGGCGTGCACCCACCAGCTCGGCTCTCTCGTCGGATCGTCAGCCATAGCGTTTGCACTCGTCCGTGAGTTTGTCGAGATCGAGTGCGCGCTCCTGCATGATCCGCATGAGGTCGGTATAGACGCCGCGCGGCACGGGCGTGTCGCCGGAGACCCAGCGGCGCACGGTGCGCTCATCAACGTCAAGTGCAGCCGCAAGGTCGGTGCGCCAGCGCGTGCCGTAGAGCGCCTCTCCGCACTGGGTAAGCAGGTTTGTAGTCATTGGGTCCGATCTCTCGCAAAAAAGGACGCCCGCCGGAGCGCGGGAGGTGATCACCCCCAAACGGGGGCGTCGGTGTCCACGTTGTACCAGTCGCCGTCGATCCAGCTGGCCTCGAGGAAGTCCTCGAGCTTGCCGGCCGCCAGAAGGGAGATGCGGTCGCTCGTCTGTACCGTGGCCTCCTCAAACTCGGGTTCCACGCCGTCGAGACGCGCAGCGGCGAGAGAGTGGTGCCCATCAATGACAACGCGAACGACTTCGCCGCCGACCTCGAAAGCCGGAGATACGAGCACCGTGTAATCCTTGGCCGCTCGCTTGCTCTCGACGATCTCGTTGCTGAGGTAGTGCTGGCTGCTGATCGTCTGGGCCATTTCGATCGGGCCTCCTTGCCCTTATCCTCGGTGGGGCTGATCCCCTTCCGATGTCCGTAATATCGGACATTTCGCTGGTGATGTCAATGTCCTATTTTGCGGACATTGCATTTATTTTGGGAGCTAGGCGGCGGACCGTCGTTAGGCGAGGGCAGGAAGTGATTCATTCCTGCCACACTTCCACACAAAACCTCACAGTTGACATTGCCTCTCCCGTCACGCGCGCGTATAGGTCGGGGCGACGGGAAGTCGGCAACCAGTAGCGGCGCATCAGCTACCACCAGTCAGTCACGAGCCGGACCCAGGCCCTGCGCGACTCATCGCGCCATCGTGGCTAGCACAGACCAACCACGCCCCGAGCAATGAACGACAGCGACACTCTCGTCGCCCATATCCTCGATCTGCCCCCGTACAACTTGAGCCAGAGCGAAATCAAAGCTCGTGGCCTCGCCCGTGCGCACGACGAGTACGTCAAAGCCTGGCAGCAGCGCATGAAGGCTGCCCTTCGCCAATCCCCTGTTTCCGGAACGTACGTCCGATAGGAGCCCCTCACATGCGGAAAGTTGTTGCCGCCTTGGCGTTTGCCGGGGCTCTCATCGCTTCGCCTGCGCATGCAGCGGATAAATCCGGCCCGGCGATCATTCCCGATCTGACGCCGGTATCTACGGCCACGAGCTGCTACGTGCAGGGCCTCGCGGGCGGCGCCATCACCTCGAGTACGCCTGACGGTGCGGTCCTGCCTGTCAGCCTCAGCGCTCAGAGCTGGTCGGTCGCCGCGGGCCTCGGGTGCGACCTCCGCTTCGATCGTGTTGTTGTCGGCGCGTTCGGTCGTCTCGAGTTCCCAGTGGACACGAGCGGCAGCCTGATCGAGGCCGACAAGAGCTGGCAAGTCGGCGCCCGTGTCGGCTACCTCAAGCACGGCTACATGCCGTATCTGATGGCAGGATACGAGAGCTCGGAGTTCAGCTTCGCCAATCTCGACCTCCGCCGTGACGGCTGGTTCGTCGGCGGTGGTCTCGAGCTGATGCTGACCAGTCACCTCTCGCTCGTGGGCGAGTACCAGTACAGCGGCCTCGGCTCAACCGCCGCTCTTGGCATGCCGATGGACGTGGATGCGCACAAGCTGCGCTTTGGCGTCAATTTCCGCTTCAACAGCCTGTTCGGGGATTGACCTGATGACGGCGACGCTGCCGCGGTTTCCGCTAGAGGACTTCAAGGCTCATTTGCGCTACGAGCCGGAAACCGGCCATCTGTACTGGGCTAAGACATTGTCTCGCCGAGCCGTTGCGGGAAAGCGAGCTGGAAGCCCTAGTCACGGCTATGTCTCTTTGGGCTTCCGAGGGAAGCAGATCCCCGCTCACGTGATCATATGGTTCATGCAGACAGGTGAGTGGCCGGGCAAAGAGGTTGATCACATCAACGGTGATCGTTCGGACAATAGAATTGAGAATCTGAGACTGGCGACTGACTCGGAGCAGCAGTGTAATCGGCGGATGGACCGTCGGAATTCGTCAGGCGTTAAGGGCGTCTACTGGAACAAAAACGCTCGCAAATGGCAGGCATACATCACAAAGCACGGCCGCATAACGTATCTCGGCATTTACGCAAGCATAGAGGACGCCAGGGCCGCGCGTGCGCGTGCTGAGGAACATCTTCACGGTGAATTCGTGCGTGCCCCCGAAGCCTTGCACCCGGAGCATCGTCCATCATGAGACCCTTCCGCTTCATCGGTCGCTTCATCGGCGACCAATGGCACCAGTTCACGCCGACAGGACAGCTCCTGTTCGGCTGTGCGCTTATTGCTATCATCGTGGATGCCGGCATCGCCTACGAGTACGGTATCACCATGAGCAGCCTGCATGCCGCCGGCTTTGCTCTCGTCGCGCTCGGCCTCGCCCTGCTTCCCGATCAGGCGTGGCAGGCGGCCGAGAAGCGTGATTGGTGGACGGCCGGCATCCTCGGCGCGCTGAGCCTCCTCGTGCTGCTCCCGGTCGCATACCAGACGCACGTGGGCTACGGCGCCGGCGTTCGGCTGGGCGATATGCAGCAGACCGGCTTTCAGAACGCATCGCTAGAGGCCCACCAGATCAGCCTCAAGTCGGAGCGCGAGAACATCGCCATGTGGCGCCAGCAGCTTGCGGACCTGAAGGCTCGCAACAAGGTGATCCTCGATCGTAACAACGGCTGGGCCGTCACGACGAAGCCGGAAGCGCTCAAGGCTCAAGTCGCCGCGCTGGACCAGAAGATCGAGAACGAGGCTCGCCGCGTCCGCTGCGGGCCGGTCTGCGAGGGCTACAAGAAGGAAAAGGCCGACACGCTCGCTCTAATCGAGGGTATAGAGCGCGAGAACGACTTGACCGCTCGCATTGATGCCACGCAGCGCGTCATCGACAGCAAGACGGCAAAGGTAGTGGACACGGGCTACAAGTCGTCGACGGTCGTCAACCAGAACACGGCGCTCGGCGATCTTTGGCACCTCGTCACAGGCAAGGAAGCGCCAGCGAATGTCGTCAGCCTTGCCACGATGGGAACGAGCTCGCTCGCCTTCTTGTTCATGGCGCCTGCCTTCATGATCGCAGCCGGTCGCAACCGCCGCCGTCGTGACGACGAGCCGTCTGCTCCTGCAGTCGTAACGCCACCGGCCCCGCTGCGTCCTCTTGCTGGCATGCCTGCTGAGCCTATCCACATCCACACCACAGAGCAGATCAAAGACCCGATCATTCGTCGCTGGGCACTGAGCGATGAGGTGAGGTCCCTGGTCGGCGGGCAGGAGCTGAAAGCAGCATGACCGACTTAGCGTCCATCAAGTCGGACCTCGGCATAGAAGACGCCGAGCTTCGCATCAGCGACAACGCCGGTTTCATCTGGCTCAACATCACCCGAGACGGCAAGTCCTGGTCATACAGGCTGCCTCTCGATCCGAAACCACACCACATTGAAGACGCCAAAGAGGCGGCCGAACAGTGGTGGAAGGAAGAGCGGGAATAACAGTGTCGTCTTACACTGGTAACAGACTCTCTGGACTGAAACCGTTTGAGAAGGGCCAGAGCGGCAACCCGAACGGCCGGCCGAAGAAGGTGCAGACCGTCGCCCAGCTCGCTGAAGAGAACAGCGAGAAGGCTCTGCGCAAGCTCATCAAGCTGATGGATAGCGACAAGGATCAAGTCGCCCTCGCTGCCGCACAAGCCGTTCTCGATCGTGCCATGGGCAAGCCCAAGCAGTCGATGGACGTGAACGCCAACAGGAAGAATGCAGCAGACTACAACGAGTCAGAACTTCTCGCCATCGCAGGACTGGGCCGCTCGCGAGCTCATCAGGCGGAGCAGGGCGAGAGAGAGCCTGATCGACTTCAGTAGGTACACGTTTCCCCACTACATGCCGGCGGCGCATCACCACATGATCGCCGAAAAGCTTGAGGCAGTGGCACGAGGGGAGATTAAGCGCCTACGCATTCATATGCCGCCACGTCATGGCAAGAGCGAGCTCGCTTCGATCCGCTTCCCTGCGTTCTTCATGGGTCGGCACCCGAAGCGAAACATCATTGCGGCTTCGTATAATAGCGATCTCGCATCGGATTTCGGTCGCAAGGTCCGAAACATCGTTGCTGCGAAGGAATATCAGGCCGTTTTCAACACCACGCTCGCCGAGGATTCAAGCGCTGCCAACAGGTGGCACACGAATGAAGGCGGTATGTACGCGGCTGTTGGTATCGGAACAGCCACCACTGGCCGCGGCGCGCATGTGCTTCTCATCGATGATCCATTCAAGGACCGCGAGGAAGCCGACAGCGAGACACACCGCGAGAAGGTTTGGCGCTGGTACACGTCAACGGCTTACACGCGGCTTGAAAGCGACATCCGACCGGACGGCGACATCACGGAAGACGACGATCTGTGGTTCGAGCTTCTCGACGACATCAACTCAGGTGATGCGGTTCCGTTCGAAGGCGCCATTGTTGGCATATGTACCCGCTGGCATGAAGATGATTGGGCAGGACGCATTGAAGAAGCCGAGAAACACGGTGGAGAGAAATGGGACGTTCTGGATTTGCCCGCAATCCGCTCTGATGGCCGGGCTCTGTGGGCTGCAAAATACCCGATCAAGCAGCTGGAAGCGATACGGACGACGATCGGGGAACGCGACTGGTCCGCGCTCTACCAGCAGAGGCCAACGCCTGATGAAGGCGACTACTTCAAGCGGGAATGGTTCCACTATTACGATGCCGCGCCTCAGCATCTCCGCACATACGGGGCCAGCGATTACGCGGTCACGGCGAAGGGCGGCGATTACACGGTGCACATCGTCTGCGGCATTGATCCTGACGACAATCTCTATGTGCTCGACATCTGGCGTTCGCAGGCTGAATCTCATGTCTGGGTTGAGACCTACATCGACATGATCGCCAAGTGGCGTCCGCTGAAATGGGGCCAGGAGCAGGGCCAGATCATCAAGAGCCTCGGGCCGTTCATCGACAAGCGCATGCGAGAGCGCCGCGTCTACTGTGCTCAGGAGCCTATGACCAGCGTTGCCGACAAGCCGACGCGGGCGAGATCGTTTCAGGCCCGCGCGGCAATGGGCAAGGTCTACCTGCCGCACAATGCACCGTGGGTGGCCGATCTGGTGGCTGAGATGCTGACGTTCCCGGCGGGGAAACATGACGACCAGATCGACGCCTTAGGCCTGATCGGCCGCATGCTCGACACGATGGTCGGCGGTCGCGTTCCTCGCGCACCGCAAGGGCCTGAGAACAGATGGGATCGGGCGTTTGCACGGCGCGCGCAGTCTCAAGAGGTCGATAGCTGGCGTGTAGCGTAGAAAACCATTTCAGTAAGTGTCGCGGATCGCGACGAAACACCCGACGCTAGGAAATAAATTACCCTTGGCACTCGAGCTTCTAGACGAGCCCGCACCCGTTCAAGGCGCGGCGCCCGCAGCCAAACCCAAACGCAAGCCTGACGAGCAGGACAACCTAGCCATGCTCGTCGCGTACTTCGACGACAGCGAGGAGGCGACGGAAAACGCGCGGAAGCTGTCCGAGCGCGATCGGGACTACTACGACAACAAGCAATACACATCGGCCGAGCTGAAAATCCTCCGGGAGCGAGGCCAGCCTGACGTGGTGATCAACCGCATCAAGCCCAAAATCGACTTTCTGATGGGTTATGAGGCGTCGAACAGGACCGACCCGCGCGCGTTCCCGCGCACACCGCAGGATGAGGAGGCGTCCGAAGCCGCGACCGATGCGCTGCGCTACGTGAAGGATGCCACGGACCTCGATCAGATTTTCTCAAACGTCTGGGAAAACCTTTTGATCGAGGGCATGGGCGGCCTCGAACTGACGGTTGAGCAGCAAGGGGATGGCACTGTTGAGATCGTGCCCGTCCGTTGGGACTGGGACCGGCTCTTCTACGATCCGCATGCACGCCGGCACGATTACTCCGATGCGCGTTACCTTGGCGGCGTGCTTTGGAAGGATGCCGAGGAAGCCAAGCGACTGTGGCCGGACGCTGCGGAGGCGATCGAGATCACGGTAAGTGAGGCGAGCTTCTCGCGAACCTACGACGATAGGCCCGACCGCTGGGTAAGTCGCGGGTCGTCGGACGGCAGCCGCAAGCGCGTGCGCATCGTCCAGATCTATTACAAGGACGGGCTGACCTGGAAGCACTGCACCTTCACGAAGGGCGGCAAGCTCGAGGAAGTCGATGTTCCGTTCGTGGATCACAAGGGCATGTCGTGGTGCCCGCTGCTGATGCAGTCGGCCTACGTGGACCGGGAGAACAACCGCTACGGCCTCGTGCGCATCATGATCGGCGTGCAGGATGAGATCAACAAGCGCCGATCAAAGGCGCTGCACCGTCTGACGATGCGCCAGGTGCACACCGAGCACGGCGCGGTCGATGACGTTAATGCGACGCGAGCGGAACTCGCCAAGCCGGACGGGTTTGTCGTCACCAATCCGGGCTTCACGTTCGAACTCCTCGACAAGGGCCAGGATATTGCCGCCGAGCTGCAACTGCTGCAGGAAGCCAAGGGCGAAATCGAGCTGATGGGGCCGAACGCGGCCTTGCTCGGCAAGGACGCGGATGCGCCGTCAGGCAAGGCGATCCTGGCGAACCAGCAGAGCGGGCAGACCGAGATCGCGCTGTTGATGGACCGTCATCACTATCTGAAGAAGCGCACGTATCAGCGCATCTGGGACCTGATCCGCCAGTACAAGAAGGAAGAGTGGTGGGTCCGCGTCACGGATGACGAGAAGAACGTGAAGTTCGTCGGCCTGAACCGACCGGTTACGTTGAAGGAAGAGCTGCAGAAGAAGCTGACATCGTCGGGTGCGCCGGAAGAGCAGATAGCGCCGCAGATGGCGCAGCTCGAGCAGATGGCCGAGATGGATCCGCGTCTGTCCGAGGTCGTGCGGGTCGAGAACAACCCGACCGAAATGCACATGGACATCACGATCGAGCAGGTGCCCGACGTTGCGTCGGTGCAGGAGGAGCAATTCCAGCAACTGACCTCGCTCGCGCCCGCGGTTGTGTTTCCGCCTCAGGTCTATATCGAAGCCTCGTCGCTCCGGAACAAGAAGCGCCTGCTCGAGCTGATGAACGGTCAGCAGCAGATGGACCCGGTTGCGGCTGAAATGCAGAAGATCGCGGCCGAACAGGCGATGAAGAAGACGCAGGCCGAGATCGACAAGCTGAACGCCGAGGTTTTGAAACTGACCGTCGAGGCCGACGTGGCCGACGCTCAGATTGGCATGATCCAGATGCCCCAGATTGCTGAAGCAGGCGACGGTCCTGCTGAGGCCAGTACCAGCGTTCCCGCCGCCGGGGATCAATCGGGCGCTCCCACTGAAACGGCGCCGCCGGCCACTTAACGGGCGTTGGAAGAAGCACCCATGCAAGGACAGAACCTCGAAGACCTGCTGAGCGAAATGCCAGCGGAGCCGCAAGAGATTCCGCACGAAGCAGAAGCGGAACAGAACGCGCCACCGCCGGAACCAACGGGCGAGGAACAAGCTGCAGCGCCGCCGGCTGTAGAACGCGAAGAGGTTCCAGAGAAGGGCTTTGTCCCTGTCACGGTTGCTCAGGACGAGAGGAAAAAGCGGCAGGAACTCGAACGCCGCCTTTCTGAGTACGAAGAACGGCTGAAGCGGTTCGAACAACCGCAACAGCCGCAGCACGAGCAGGCGCAGCCAGACTGGTACAATCAGCCAGGAGAGGCCGCACAAGCCCTGCAAGAGCAGTTCCAGCATGAACTGTTTCAGACGCGCCTCGCGCTCTCTGAGACGTTCATGCGGCAACAGCATGAGGATTTCGAGGACGTGTCAGTTGTCTTCGCTGAACAGGCGAAGCGCGATCCTCACCTGATGCAACGGCTCTTCGCCCATCCAAACCCGGCGCAGTATGCGTACCAGATCGGGCAACAGATCAAGCTCATGCAGGACGTCGGCAATGATCCGGCAGCCTATCGCAAGAAGCTCGAGGAAGAAATTCGAGCCCAGATCCAGGCAGAGCAGGGCGGCACTCAGAAAACGGCATCGAGCTCACAGCCACCTCCTCAAGTCCCGCGCTCGCTGGCGCGTGACGTGTCGCAACAGCCCCGCAATGCAAGGGGGCAATTCGACGGTCCCACGCCTCTTGAGGACATCCTAGGCTAGGGGTAGCCAACAATGGCGGAAACGTACGTTCCGACGAATCTCACTGTCACGCAGTGGGAAGACCAGTATTTCCGGGAGTATCTGGCCCGGAACTGGTTCAAGAAGTACATGGGCACGGGTACGTCGTCCATGATCGTGGTCAAGGAAGACCTGACGAAGAAGCCGGGCGACGTGGTGCGGTTGCCGCTCGTGAACCGGCTGACGGGAACCGCGAAGGGCGCGTCCGACACGCTCGAAGGCCACGAAGAGGACGCGGTGTTGCGTTCGTTTGACATTCGTGTCCGCGAGTATAGCCATGCGGTTAAGTTCTCCAAGTTCGAGGCCCAGAAAACCGGCATCGACCTGCGCCGTGCGCACAAGGACGTGCTCATGGACTGGCAGATGGAGTTGGATCGCGACAACATCATTGAAGCTCTGATGAGCATCAATGGTGTGCCGTTTGCGCAGGCGGACGGCTCGGCACGCAATGCGTGGCTGGTCGATAATGCCGACCGTGTGCTGTTCGGGAAGAGCAAGGCCAATGCGGTCTCGCTCGATCATGCGACGGCGCTCGCGACGATCGACAACTCCGACGACAAGCTGACGCCTGGAGCAATCGCTCTGATGAAGCGCATTGCTCTGACGGCCAACCCGAAGATTCGCCCGTTCAAGGCGCGGTCCTCGATCGGCGACAGCGATGCCTATGTGCTGTTTGCGCATCCGCTGCACGTGCGTGATCTGTCGGTCCACAGCGACTTCGTTGCCGCGAACCGCGAGGCCCGCAACCGGGGCCAGCAGAACCCGTTGTTCACGGGCGCCGACTACATCTGGGAGAACGTCGCGATCTACACGATCGAGGACATTCCCACGGTTCTGTCAACGACGCCGCTGCAGGTGGCCCCGGCCTTCCTTTGCGGTGCCGGCGCGCTCGGCATGGCCTGGGCGATGCGTCCGCAGACGGTCGAGGAAGACTTCGATTACAAGCGCAAAGTCGGCCTCGCCATCAAGCAGTGGTACAAGGTCGACAAGATGCGCTTCGGCTCGGGCGACACCGATACGGCAGATCCGAAGGACCATGGCCTTGTGACGGGGTGGTTTGCTGCGGTTGCAGATTCTTGATAGCTCGAGGTGCATAAATGACCGCAGAAACTCTCACGCGATCTCCGCTGATCATCGCCGCTTCTGGCGGCCTCGGTGGCACAGTAAAGCGCCAGTATTTCGCGTATGTGATCGGCGCAGCGGTCGAGGCGGACGATGTGTTCCGCCTTGGCTGGATTCCCAAGAACTGCCTCGTGGTGGGTGGAAACATCGCCACGACAGACATTGACACGGGCACGGAGACGCTCGACGTCGATGTGGGCTGGGAGGCAAACGGTGGAGGGTCGGCGACATGGACCGACCCCAATACCGGCCTGACGTTCACGAACGCGGGCTCCACGCTTGACGCTGACGGCTTCGCCGACGTCGGCGTCATGACCGGAGATGGCATCGCGCAGGTCTATCAGGCCGGCGTCAACTACCGCGAGATCGTGCTGCCGGTGCCGCTGTTCTTCTCCGAGCGGACGATGGTGACGCTCACGGCGGTCGCCCCGTCGCACGGTGGTCACACCGGCACGTATGGCGTCTATCTCGACTACCTCATGACCTGAAGGGATAGGCGATGACCGCAGAAACGTTGACCCGGTCGCCATTGATCGTCGCCCCAGCGGGCGGCCTCGGCGGTGATCTCAAACGGCAGTATTTCGGGTACGAGTTGGCGGCTGCGGTCGAGGATGGCGACATCTTCGAGCTTGGCTACCTGCCGAAGAACTGCCTGGTTGTCGGTGGCCGCTTGGCCACTGACGACATCGACACGGACGCAGAGACGGCCGAACTCGACATTGACGTTGGTTGGGCTGCGAACGGGGGCGGCTCTGCCACGTGGACCGATCCAAATACGGGGATCACATTCACGAACAGCGGGGCCAATGCGTCGGCAACCGGCATCTGCAATGTCGGTGTGCTCAGCGGGGACGGCATTGCCCAGGTGTATCAAGCGGGCGTGAATTATCGAGCGTTTGTGTTCCCCGTGCCGCTGTTCTTCTCTGAGCGCACCATGATCCAGGCCGAGGCCAACGCGGCAGCTGGGGATGGGGATGTAGGCACGTTCGGCTTTTACCTAGACTACATCATGATCTGAGGCTGAGCGATGGCGACCTTCTCGAAATTCAACGCATTTAGTGAAAACCTCGCCGAAGGCGTGCACGATCTCGGCTCGGACACGCTGAAGGTCGCCCTCACGAACTCGGCGCCGAGTGCGTCCAATTCGACGCTCTCGGACATTACCCAGGTTGCGGGTGGCAATGGCTACACCACGGGCGGCACGCAAGCGACGATCTCTTCGTCAGAGCAATTGGGCGGGACGTACAAGCTGGTCCTGGCCGATGTGACGTTTACAGCGTCCGGTGGCTCGCTAGGGCCGTTCCGGTATGCGGTTCTCTACAACGACACGCCGACGTCTCCGGCTGATCCTCTGATTGGATACTGGGACTATGGGCAGAGCGTGACGCTAGCGGACGGGGAGTCGTTCGTGTGGGACGCGAGCGCTGATAACGGTGTTCTTACCCTCAGTTAACGGGGCTTTAATGTTCGACGCAGGCAACATGACGCGCCGGTTCCACGAGCTGGGCGCGAAACGCAGCGGAATCATCGCGAAATCTGATCCCCTGCGGGAACGGCGTGACGCGGTCTACGCCGAGCACGAGGCGCAAATTCGGGCAATCAACGCCGAGATCAAGGCGGCTGAAGCTGGCCTTTATGAGATAGATGTCGAGCGCGGCATGATCGCGCGGGCGCTCAACGGCAAGACGGGCAAATCCTGATGGCGGTACTTAAGAACCTTGCCCGCATGACGACGAACACGACGGGCACGGGCGCAATCACGCTTAACTCGTCGGTGGCCGGCTTCCTGTCGTTCGATGCGGCGGGCGTCGAGGATCAGGACGTTGTTACCTACGCCATTCAGGACGGCACGTCGTCTGAGATCGGGCGAGGCACCTACACGGCATCGGGCACGACGCTTTCCCGGTCAGTTCTCAAATCGACGAACAGCAACAACGCGATTTCTCTTAGCGGTCAGGCCGAGGTGTTCATCACTCCGGCGGCTGAGGATTTTGATGATCTGCTGCGCGAGGACGATAACCTCGCAAGCATTGATGACGCGGATGAGGCCCGCGCCAACCTCTACGCTGCTCCGATGGACGCCATGTCGTACCTCGGTATGCAGGTCAATGGGTTCCATCAGGTTTCGCAGGAAAATGGCGATACGGCTGTAACGGCGAGCGGCGGCTACCCCGTCGATGAGTGGTCGATATTTTTTAGCGGCGCGTCCATTTCGGCGGAGCGCGTCGCCGCGCCATTCACGAGCCGTCCAGACGTGCCCTATGGGATAGAGATTGAGGCGACGACCGGGGCATCGCTCAGCTCTGGGCAATACGTCATGCTGTCTCAGCGAATCGAGGGACAGCGGCTCGCGAAACTCGCGCTCGGCACCTCCGGCGCCATGCCGTTTTCGATTGGATTCCTCGTGCGCGCCAATGTGAGCGGGCGGGGACACGTGGCGCTTGGCAACACCAGCCACAATCGCTCCCGTGTTATCGCGTTTGATGTGACCGCCGATACGGATACATGGGTGGAAATCCCTGCAATCCCCGGCGACACCACCGGCACATGGGTAACAGACACGTCGATGGGGTTAAGGCTTTCCGTGTGCATCGGCACCGGGAGCACTTTTCAGACGACGGCCGGCGCATGGCAGAGCGGAGATTATCTTGGCGCCGGTGATACGACGAATTTCGCGGCCACGACCGGCAATAAAGTCTGGATCGGGCCGCTGGTACTGCTTCCTGGTGTGCAGCTGCCGAGTGAAGAGCAATTCATGGCGCTAATGCGCCATGCCGATGATGATCTGCGCGCGTGTCATCGATACGTCTGGGTGTGGGAGGCCAGCGGCGTCGCGGAATACTTCATGCTTGGCCGCATAGTCTCGGCGACGGGAGGGAGATTCTACCGGGAGGCGCCTGTCCCCATGCGCACGACACCGACGCTAGTCATCTCAAGTGTGGGTCATTTTGAGGTGTCGTCAACCGCGAACTTTGCGCCATCGAGCGTGATATTGGGGCCGTCCAGTCCGACAATGCAGGTCGTCGAAGCGACGATCGCAGGCGCATCGGTTGGGCCGGCCATCCTGCGGAGTGACGCCTCGGCCGGTGCATCCGCTAGATTTGTGCTCAACGCGAGGATGTGACCATGGACGTATTCTCCGCCCGCATCCTCAACGGCAACACGACGCAGATGGCCATCACGATTGATGGCATCGAGTGGTCTGGTATCCGGTGTCATCTCGAGGGCGATGCGGTTGTCATCGACGGCGATGGGCAAATCCCCGATGCGGTCAAGGCGTGGCTCGCCGATGGCGGCGTGCCGGAGGCCTATGTCGGGCCGGCCCTCGCCGCAGTGAAAACAGAAATGCACTGGCGTGTGGATAATGACGCGGAAAACATCCGCCTGCGCTATCTCACGCCCGGCGTTGGCATGGCGATGACGTACCAGGAGAAGTTCGCCCAGGCCCAGGCGGTGCATTCGATGGGCGAAACCGCCGCGAACGCCATGAATGAAACGGAACGTGAGGAACAGTTCCCGACATTGTCGGCGTCGGTCGGCATCGAGGCGCCGACGCTGTGGGACTGCGCCCAGCTTGTGCTTCAGAAGTACGCCGAGTTCGCCCAGCTCTCGCTCGTGATTGAGCGCACGCGGCTCGCGGGCAAGAAGGCGATCAGTGATGCGTCGGATGCGGCAGCGGTGCGCGCCGCCTACGAGGCAATCACATGGCCGACGCCGTAAAGGCGCTCACTCACTGGCGTCAGCGGCGTGACATCGTCAGATCGGAGCACACCAGGGAGGTCGTCAAGCGCGAACTCGATGATGGCGCCAAGCAGGCCTTGCTGATGATGGCGGAGCGAATCGAGCGCTTGGAGCGGATCATTGCGGCGCTTGCGCTCGAGGCTCGTAGGGACGTCTGATGCTCGGTCATTCCGCCCTGGGGCGGTACGCCATTGGCCAGTTGGAGTATCTGGCGCCGAAGGTTCTGGCGGAGACTGGGGCCTTCTCGATCGTCGGGCAGCCGGTCAGTGCCACCTACGCCATGCCGGCCGGCGCTGGTGCGTTTGCGCTCACGGGGCAAAGCGCGTCAGCGACATATAGCAGGCTGGCCGGCACCGGTTCCTTCGCAATTGCTGGCCCCTCCCTCGCACTGCAGCGGCACCTGGTCCTCCATGTCGAGCCTACAGTCGCACCGCATCCGCCGCTGCAACCCATGTTCGAGGCGCTCGGCCGTCTCGCACTCGGTGAGAGCGTTCCGCCGGACGAATGGGAAACGACGTTCCGGCTGATCGGTGGCGATCAGGCCCTCAAGCGTCTGATCCCTCTCGTCGTCGGGCCCGGCATGTTCACGATCGCGGGGCAGGACGTCATCCTCTTCGCAGAGGGATACCCGCCGAAGATCAGGGTATTTCCGCGAGTCGCGCTTGGCGCTCGATCGCGGGCACAGGGCGGAGGGCCGATCGCACGCATTGCCGGCGGTACGTCGGCGCGAGCCAGGGCATTCGGAGGGTGACATGCTGACCCCGGGACGCAAGACGGTGAATGCGCCGGTGCGCATCGCCGCGAACTTCCAGGACGAGGAGCGCATCGACATCGATCCCGATACGGTCAAGCTTCGCATCCTGTCGCCGTCCGGCGTCGAGACGACCTACGTTTACGGCACGGATGACGCACTCGTGAAGGCCAGTACGGGCGACTACTACGTCGATTTCAAGCCGGCACAGTCGGGCCGATGGTCGTTCCGATGGGAGACCACGGGCACGAACAAGGAGACCGCCCCGGAAGGCGAGTTCGTCGTGCAGCGCTCGCCCTTCTATGACGGCGTACAGGATGCCTACCGATGAGCTATTCACCCTCACAGCTCGCCACCGCAGTGCTGCAACGTCTTGGCACGCTCGACGCGACCGAGACCGCTGACAGCACCGACGTGACCTATATCTCCGACGTGTGGGCCGCGAAATGGGAGGAGCTGTCGTCCCACGGCATGGAGTTGACCTACTTCGCCCATAACGACATCCCGAACCCGGTGTTTCTGATCATTCGAGATCTGGTGGCGAACGAGGTCCGCGGCGAATACGGATCACCCCTCTCGGCGTCCGAGAAGGAGTCGGAGGAAACCGTCATCCTTCGCAGGCTCAGACGACACGTGAGCACGCAGGCGTCCGGTCATCCCACAAAGGCGCTTTACTTCTGATGCCCCTCCGACCGATTTCTCTCGGGGTTCGATCCAATCCCGAGCGCACCAATGACGACGGCGCCGCGGTGCTGATCAACTGCTATGCCGACGATGCGGGCGAGGAAGGCAAGGCGCGCTATCCGATCTATGCCTGTGACGGGTTCGAGGCATTCTCGACGCTGACGGGATCAGGGTCTGGCGTCGTGCGGGGGATGCTGAACCTTGACGATACGACGCTGGTTGTTGCCACGGGAGCGCGGCTCAATCGCGTGACCACGGCGGGTGTTGCGACGGACATTGCGGCTCTGGCCGGGTCGGGCCCGGTCTATATGGCGCGCAATCGCAAAGCGACGCCGCAGGTGGCGATTGTGCCCTCGTCGGGTGGGGAATACTACATCCTCGAAAACAACGTGCTTTCGTCACCTGCCCTCGACGGCGACATTCCGAAGAGCCTGTTTAATTCGGTCTGCGCCATCGATGGCTTCTTCGTGATCACGATGAGCAACGGCGAATGGTACATCTCGGCGATTGACGGATCTTCGATCGACGAGCTCGACTTCGACACGGCGACGACCAACCCCGACGGCTTGACACGTGGCGTCGTGCGCGGTCGCGATCTCTGCCTGATGGGGCCGCGGTCGACGGAGTTCTATCAGAACACCGGCAATGCGGATTTTCCGTTCGAACGGACGGGGGCGAACACTCTCGGCATCTATGCTGGGCCAACGGCCGTTCCGCTCTCCGCGACGCTCGACGGTGCGATTGCCGACACGGTGATCTGGTGCGCCTCGAACTCTGACGGTGCCTATATCGGCGTCCTGATGCTAGGCGGCTACGATGGACGCAAGATCAGCGCGCCGTGGGTTGACCGCGAGGTTCGGGATTGCACGGCGAGCTCGCTGCGAGCATTTGCCTACACCCGCGGCGGCATCACGTTCTACGTCCTGACGGCCGACACATTCAGCGCGGAGTACAACACGCGGACCGGATGGTGGCACAGGCGTGAATCTTCTGGCCTCGGTGTCTGGCGCGTCACCGACGCCGCGACATTCGACGGCCAGACCATCTTCGGCGATTACTCGCTTGCCCGGCTCTACCGCGCCAATCACGCGATCACGCGGATCAACGCCTCTGAGCTGTCATTCCGCCAGTCAGCAGACGGCGGCTCCATGTGGAACACGGCACGCACCAAGGCCATCGGTGCCGGCGGGCGAATGAAGTTTCTGCGACTTGGCCAGATGAAAGAGGATGGCCGCGTTCTCGAATTCTCGATTTCCAACGCGGTGATGGAGGCCGGGACCGGCGTTCCGATGACTGTGCGTCCGCCTGTCGTTCACGCATGGCCCGCACCGACGACGGTCTATGGCCTGCACGTCGATGTGACGATGGGTACGAGCCAGACGAATAAGCCTATGAGTATCGGTCAGATCGCCATCGATATCGAAGGGAAGCTCGCCTGATGGCTGGAACGACGATCCCGCTCCCGTCTCAGAATGAGCCGATCATCGACCGTACCCGCAAATGGTCGCCGCGGTGGTGGCCGGTGATCCAACTCATGCTGAAGAATCTCCGGGCGGCCCAGGACGATCTGGAGACAGTTCAGGAGGTTGTCACCACCCTCGAAACGTCCGTTGGAGATAACACCACATCGATCGAGCAGGTGCAGACATCCATCAACGGCATTGAGGCTAGGTGGGGTGTCACGATCAACACCAACGGTCAGGTTGTTGGGCTCGTGCGTCTTGATGCGCTGGCCTCCCAATCGGAGTTTACGGTGCTCGCTGACAAGTTCATCGTCGCCCAGCCGAGTGGGGCTGGCCCAAAGCAGGTGTTCGTGATCGGCAACGTTGCCGGCGTGCCCGCAGTTGGTTTGGCTGGGAATATGCTGATCGATGGAGCCATCATAGCGCGTCATCTCTCTGTCCCCAGCCTGGACGCGGTGAGCGGCAACATGGGAACTCTCACGGTCGGAAAAATCCTTTCGCCCAGCGGTCGGTTCTTGATCGACGCCACCAACGAAACCATCAGGATCACGACCTGATGCCCACGTTCATGGCCATGGGGAACGGCGTCAATCACGTCGCCATCTATGATGGCAGCAATGACAACCCATTCTGGAACCCTTACGGGCACCTCGACAATATCCACTTCCACACGATGCTCGGCTATATCGGGTTCGACAGCTCGTCGCCGCAGATCAACACCAACGTGACGGTTGATGGTTCTATCGGAACGTACCTGACAACGCACACGCTCGCTGCACATGGGAAATCCGGGTTTCCGTTCGTGTTCGGCCGCTGCTTCGCACGCGGTGTCTGGATGCCCCTGGCTGGGTCGATCCCGGTGGCCATATGGACGGGCGATGAGGCCAACGTCATCAACTTCATCCTTGCCGTAAACGCCACGCACGTCGCGATCGTTGAAACGCGCAGCTTCGACAGCGCCAATGCATTCTCGTCGTTCAGCGTCCCCGTGCAGGTTCACTTCTCTCGAGAGGTTGCATGAGTGATGTCATGATCTGGACCGGCACACGATTCGCGTGCCCTCCGGCGGGGTTTGACAGCGATTTCAGGTACCTGCGGCAGGCGTCGGGCGGTGGCTTGCTGGTGTCGGGCGGGCGCACATGGCGATTGGGGACATGGCAGGCGTCGGCAGGTGAGCCATGGGTGGCTTGGCGGTTCGATGTCGGTGTCCCGGGAGGTGCCGTCGATGTCGTGCAAATCAGCGTTTCGAACACGAACTACTTCGGTAGCTGTAGCGCCGTTGGGCCGACAACGACGGGTAGCGTCACGCTGGCATGAGTCTGGAGATTGAAGCCGGATACATGAGGGTTACGGGGACCAATGGCGAGGTCTGTCTCGACACGCGCAACCCGATGTTTCACCGGATCACGCCGAAGTCCGGAACGGTCATCGTCCCGCATCTCGATATCGGGTCGGGAACGGCACCGAAGACGCGTGCGCAGCAGCACGATCTTGGCGCTGTGGCGGCCGGATGCACGCACGTGCTTGGGTTTTGCCAGATCGTCTACGAGAGCGGGTCGGCCATGCTCCCCTCGGGCTACTGGTTCATGGTTGGCGGTTCAATCGTATCCCGCATCAAGCGCTTCCAGACGACCAGCGGCAACAACGCCAAATTCATTTCGTCGATGCAGTTGCTGACGTTCGAGCTTGTCGGGACGACGCTCGTCCTGAACGAAGAAACGATCCTCTGCAACGACCTTGAGGCGGGGCCGAACCTATCGATCGCCGCCCTGACCGTAAATTACCGCCTGTGGGCGGGCCGATTTAACTAGGAGGAGACCGGTAAATGCCCAGTCTTGGTGATTTGCTCGGCCTCAATGCCGGCAAGAAAATCAAGCAGGCGTCGAAGGACGCCGAAGCCCGTCTGGCAGCCGGAAAATCCGAGGCACAAGGGTATCTCGGGCAGGGGCGCGACGACATTCTGTCGGGATTTTCTGGCGCTCAGGCGGCCTATGACGCGGCGGCGCCGGGCATGCGCAGTGATCTCCTGACGGGCTTCGGTGGCGCGGACGCCGCATTGCGCTCGGGCTACGGGTCCGCGGTCGATGCCGTGACGGCCGGTCGGGATGATGCCAACGCCCGCCTCGACCCGTTCGTGCAATCCGGTGCCGGCGCCCAGGGGCTTTATGACAACGCGCTCGGCGTGAACGGTCGGGAGGCCGCGACCTCGTTCTACGACGACTACGGCTCCAACGATCCGTTCCGCACCTTCCGCGACGAGCAGGCGCAGCGTGAGATCGAGCGCCGGTACAATGCCAGCGGCGGGTTCCAGGGCGGCGGCGCCGGTGGAGGCGGCTCGGGACGGTTTGCAACGGCAGTGGCGCGCTCATCGCTCGAGCGCGGCACGCAGGACATGCAGGCCTACCTCGACCGGCTCGAGCGCGCCGGGGCGCGCGGAGCGCAGTATGCCGGCCAGCAGGGCGCCAACAGCATGACCGCCGGGAGCCAGCTCGGCACGCTCTACGCCGGGCAGGGCACGGCGCTCGCCGGGAATGCAGCCAACCAGGGCAGCGCGCTGGCGCAGCTTGGGCTCGGCATGGCGGATCGGACTGCGGGTCTGCAGACGGGGCGGGGCACGGCGCTCAGCGGAAATTCGAGCGCACTGGCGGATTTGGCCTATGGCCATGCGGGTCAGCTCGCGGCGAACCGGATCAACACGGCGAACGGGGTGAACCAGGCCAACGCCGTGCCGATGCAAAATCTGATCGGCGTCGCTGGCGTGGCGGCAAAGGCGTTCAATCCGGTTCCGAAGTTCGGCTAAGGAGGATCGAAGGTGCAATACATCCCGCTCCCGGAATACAAGCCGAGCCCGTTGATGGACCTGTCGCCACTGGCGAGCGCGCTGGACTCGCGTCAGAGAGCCCAGCAGGCCCAGGCCGAAGCCCTTGAGAACAAGCGCCGGTTCGAACTTCAGAACACGCGGGCGGACGCGCAACTGGGTCTCTCTCAGAACGCGGACCAACGGGCGACAGAGATGGCGCCGCTGGATCGGCAGTACAAACTCGCACAGATCGAGGCCTCGAGGCATAAGACGGCCATGGGCGGCGAGCAGCCGTCGAATGTGCGGGAATGGCAATACTACAACAGCCTCTCGCCCGAGCAGCAGCAGCAGTACCTGACGATGAAGCGGGCGGAGAAGTATCTGGATCTCGGCACGCACTACCAGAGGCCCAATGCGGTCGATCCGGCGCAACCTGGCCCGACGTTCCAGAAGAACCTTGCCGGCGCCGAGCGGGAGAAGGCGGTTGGCCAAGCCGGCGGCAAAGCGGTAGCCGATCTGCCGCGCATTGTGGACAACGCGTCGCAGACGCTCGACCTCATCCAGAACATCAAGACCAACCCGGGCACGGCACGCAATTTCGGTGTGATGGCGTACGTTCCGAACATGCCGGGCGGTCAGGCAGCGGATGCCTGGTCGCGGATCGAGCAGCTTGGCGGTAAGGCGTTCCTCGAGGCCTATAGCTCTCTCAAGGGCGGCGGTCAGATCACCGAGGTCGAGGGCAAGAAGGCGACCGACGCCATCGTGGCAATGAACAAGGCGCAGAGCTACGAGAGTTTCGTTCAGGCGCTGAATGACTTCGAGAGCGTCATTCGCGCGGGTGTCGAGCGTGCGAGAGGTGCAGCGCGGGGTGGCGCTTCCGCACCTCCAGCCGGTGGCGGCTTCTCCATCCGGAGGCTTGACTGATGGCGCGCTACGAGGTCACCGGCCCGGACGGCGGCCGATACGAGATCACCGCGCCGGATACGGCGTCCGAGCAGGAAGTGCTCTCCTATTTGCAGCAGCAGGTTGGGCAGCCGCAGCCGGATCAGACACCCGGACGGTTCTCGCCAGGGCAAAGGCCGGGGCTCGCTGTGCCGGAAGCGAATCCGGTCGCAGACGTGGCCAAGAGCGCTGGCGTGGGGCTTGCACGCGGCGCGCTCGGCATGGCCGGGCTTCCCGGCACCGTCGAGCAGCTTGGCCGCATGGGGATCAACGCGGGCGCTCGCGCGCTTGGCGCCGAGGGCAATGTGGTGTCGCCGGAAACGGCATTGCCGACGGGTGGCGATCTGCAAAAGCGCGTCGAGGGCGTCACGGGCAAGTTCTACGAGCCTCAGACGACCGCCGGGGAGTATGCTCGGACGGTTGGGGAGTTCGCGCCCGGAGCTCTGTTCCCAGGGGGAATGGCTCAGCGCGTGCTGGGCAACGTCGTCGGCCCGGCCGTAGCATCGGAAGCCGCCGGGCAACTCACTGAGGGCACCTCGTTGGAGCCGTATGCGCGGGTCGGCGGTGCGCTTGTGGGCGGCGGTTTGCCGAATATGGGTGCGCGTGCTCTTACTCCTGCGCCATCAAGCGCAACTCGCCAGGGTCACGTGCAGAGATTGCAGAACGAGGGCGTCACAGATCTCACGGCGGGCCAGATCACTGGCGCGAATCCGCTCCGGTGGATGGAAGGCGCCGTGCAGGACACGCCGCTAACCGGCGCGCGTCTTCCGAATATGCTTGAGAACCAAGCAGAGCAGTTCACACAGGCGGCGCTGCGAAGAGCTGGGGTGAATGCCCCCCGAGCGACACAGGACGTGATCGACGCCGCGTTCACCGCACAAGGGCAGAGATTCGATAATCTCGCGAACGCCTCGACACTCGTTCTCAACCGCGTTGACCGTCGGAGGATGGCCAATGCGCTGCAAGGGTATGCCCGTCTAACGCCTCCGTCACAGCGGGCGCCGGTTATTGCTGAGTTTTTCCAAGACGTAGACCAGCTACTTGGGCAGCAAGTTCCTGGTAGGGTCTATCAGCGCTACCGCTCGATGATCGAAACGGCCGCAAGGCAAGCGACAGACCCGGCATTGCGCGAAGGACTTCGCACGATCCGCAACGTCCTCGACGATGCGGTGGAGCGCGGTCTGCCGCCGAACCAACGTGGGCAATGGCAGCAGGCGAGAGATGAGTATCGCAATCTCTTGGTCATTTCCCGCGCATCGGCCGCCGCTGGCGAGAATGCCGCGAACGGCCTGATCTCTCCGGCGCAGTTGGCTTCGGCTACCAAGGGCGTTCAGGGCTCGAGGAATTTTGAACGCGGGCGCGGGGAGTTGCAGCAATTGGCTCGGGCTGGTGAAGCTGTGATGAAGCAGATGCCGCAATCTGGCACTGCACCTAGACTGATGGCCATGCAGATTGGCCAAGGTCTGGCCGGCGCGGCAGGTGGCTCATATGTTGGCGGTGGAGACCCGACTATGACGGGCCTCGGTGCACTCGCACCGTTCCTGTTCCGAGGAGCAGCGGGGCGTGCGCTCATGAGCCGTCCTGCGCAACAATACTTCGCCAACCAAGCACTTCCTGGAGCGGCTGTGAACGCGCGTGAAAGCGCGCTGGCATCTCTGGTCCCAGCTATCATTGCAGCCAACAGCAGCCGGCCACCACCTGAAGTCACCGTCTATCCACCGGGGGATCCTCGCAACGAGGAACAATAGGCGCGTTTACTGGATGAGCCCGGCGAGCAAATAGGCCGCCGCTGCGGTGGCTATCGTGACCCATGTGCAGAATGCGCGCCGCTCGCGCCACGTCCAATGCTTTTCCATATCGCCCCCCAGAATCACATGCCCCGAGCATGCCCTAACACAAGTGCGCGTCAATCCCTGACGAGGACCGGCCATGGCCGATGATAGCTATTACATGCCGCCAGAACAATCGAGCGAAAGCGTCCTGCAACAGCTCTGGAACGCCCGCCCCTGGCAAGGCTACGCTCAGAACCCGCCGTCGATGATGCCGCAGATCGGTATGGCGTTGGGCCTCCTGCACCCGCGCCTCGGCGGCGCAACGCGGGACATGGGCATGGCCGGCCGCCTCGCGGGACAAGGGGATGCGCCGCCAGCGATGCAGGGCATGCCGGAGATGCCTGCCTATGCAAAAGGCGCCCCAGACCTCGGGTTCAGAGCGGGGCAGCGCGAAGCCTTGATGTCGTCACCATCGAACTACAACGCGCCGGCTGGGGCCGCGCGACCGGGCTATGCGGGGACCGCATCACAGGCACGCGACCAGCATGCAGCCTATGTTCAGTCTCTTGCGGCGCGTGGCATTCCGGAGTCGGATTGGCCGACTATCCAGCAGTTTCTGGGCATGATCAGATGATCCCGGCCAGCATCAGGAACCGGAATCCCGGCGCTATGGAACCTGGGTTTGCGTCGAAACGGTGGGGCTCGACCACGCACGAGACGCTGACCTGGACTGATAAGAACGGCAAGAAGCACACGAACCTCATCGCGACCTTCCCGACGCACCAGCACGGCGGGGCCGCGGTATTTACGCTGCTCTCGGAGGGCAAGTATTATCGCAACAAGCCGATCGCGGACGCGATTGCGACCTGGTGTGGCGGTCATTCGGCCTCCCAGTACATCGACCACATGGAACGGTCGACGGGCACGAAGCGCACCGCGATCCTGACCAACGAGCGCATCCGAGATCCGGACATTGCCGTTCCGATCGCGATGGCAATCGCGCGCTTCGAGGCTGGACCAGTCGAGCTCCCGCTGAGCGAGGCCGACTGGCGGTCCATTCACGCCATGGCGTTCGGAGAGGCTGTGGCGCCGGCACCGGAACCGGACAACGACGTGCCGTTCCAGAAGCCCGAGGGCGCGCGGCGAGAGAACATCTTCCTTTGGACTTGGCGCACGATCAAGGCGACGTTTTATTCCATCACCACGGTCGGTGTGATGGAGACCATCTCGCCCGTTGCCCCGAGTGATTTCTTGATCCCCCAGGTGCCGCAGGGCCTCAAGCAGAACATCACCAACATCGGCGGTTGGTCTGATCTCGTGTCGGGCCAGACATGGACGATGCTCGCGTTGGGCTCGGCTGCGTTCGTCGGGGTATGGCTGGTCGGGAAGGTGCGCAATGGCTGAAACTTATCTCGACCCCCGGTTGCTCGGCCCGCCTGCGCGGAATGCCCTGAACGACCCATGGGCGTGGCGGTCGGACATGGACGCGCCGAAGATCGAGCACTACCTGCGGCAAGGCCCGGCTCCCACCGGGCACGACAAGGTGTTCGACAGCATTTACGGCTGGCTTGGTGGCCTACCCGAGAACCGATCGACGGCGTCGGCACTCTCAAATCTGTTTGACGTCGGTACTCTCGGCATGGCGACAGGGGCGTATGACGGGGCACGGGAGCTCGCTGAGACCGGCCGGCCATCTGCCCTGGCAATGGCCCTTATGCCGGGAGCAAGACCCGTTTCTAAGGTCATCCCGAAGACTGCAGTAGAGGCCCGCAAGGCCGCCGCAGAATTGTGGCGTGCGATGAGGGCAAGCCCTCACGAATATCATGGTGTGCGGGCAACCGAAGCGCCCTTGCCTGCAGGAGAGCGGGCGCCAGCCTCCTATGTGTGGGACGATGGCAGTTGGACGGACACGCCGCTCCCAGGTGCTTCGACAATCGGGGTAGACCCATACAAATCAACAGAGGGTCCTGGGTCCATTCCATGGGCACTCGAGAGGATGGGCTTCGATGCCGGTCAAGGGTCGCGGAACCGCTACGGCTATTATCCTGGCCCCCACGTGAGCATCATTGGAGGGGATCGGCGCGAATTTGGTGAGGACCTGGGAGAGTGGGTGATTGACGGGAGTGTGGTGGGTCTTTTGCCTGATCAACCGAGGCGCCAGCGATGACCATCCTCGGCCGCTTTGCGCTGCCCCTGGCGGCGGCTCTTGCTGTCATGGCTGGCTGGTCCTGGCACATGCAGCAGAAGGGCGTAACGAAGGAGCGTGCGCGTATCGAAACCGTAGGGAAGAAAATCGATGCGGCAGCAGGGGCAGCACGAAAGAAGGTCGCGGCCAAGCCGCCGTCTCAGATCCAGGCTGATCTATCTCGGTATTGTCGTGACTGCGGTAGCCCTTAGCGGTTGCTCTCAGACCATAGAGGGCACCGTGGCCCAGGTCTGCGGCCCCAACAACTGGCGAGAGATCGGCGTCCGAAAGGCCGACAAGATCACGGACGACACGGCCAGGGAGATCATCGGCAACAACGAGGCTCGTGCTGCGTGGTGCAACGCAAAAAGGGCTGGGGCATGACAAGCTATGCACATGAACGGGCACCACGGGCCGGTGCCAGGGCCGGATCATACGTCGATCCTCGTGGGTATCGCATCGAGGCTTGGCCGCGTCGAGCAGAAGGTGGACGATCTGGCCCGCAGGATCGACG